AAAAGTACTATGACGCAATCTCAAAGCACAAAATCAACATCCCAACACCAATCATGGCGGGAGTGCGAACTCCACTTAGACAATATGCTAGCTGCGTCCTTGTTGATGTTGATGACTCCCTCGATAGTATCTTTACTAGCGATATGGCTATTGGCAGATATGTTGCACAAAGGGCGGGAATCGGCATCAACGCGGGTCGAATCCGTGGTATCAACGCTAAAATCCGAGGCGGAGAGGTACAACACACAGGTGTGGTCCCCTTCCTTAAAAAGTTTGAATCAACTGTCCGATGCTGCACACAAAACGGTATCAGAGGTGGTTCAGCTACAGTCCACTTTCCTATCTGGCATCAAGAAATCGAAGACATCCTTGTCCTGAAAAATAACAAGGGTACAGAAGACAATCGCGTAAGAAAACTTGACTACTCAATTCAAATTTCAAAAATCTTCTACGAGCGTTTTATCAAAAATGAACAGATCTCGCTCTTCTCACCACACTCAGTTCCAGGTCTGTATGATGCTTTTGGAACTCCTGATTTTGATGAACTATATGTACGTTATGAACGAGATCAGTCTATTCCAAGAAAGACTATCGAAGCTCAGGAACTCTTTCTGGACCTCTTGAAAGAAAGGGCAGAAACTGGTAGAATCTATATTATGAACATCGACCACTGTAATTCTCACTCATCCTTCATGGATAAAGTTGAGATGAGCAATCTATGTCAAGAGATCACTCTTCCTACCAAACCACTTCAACATATTGATGATACTGATGGTGAAATTGCTCTTTGCATCCTTAGTGCTATTAATGTTGGTAAAATTAGGGATCTTGAGGATCTTGAAGTTCTTTGTGATCTTGCTGTTAGGGCTCTTGACGAACTTATTGATTTCCAGGGTTATCCAGTTAGAGCAGCAGAAATTGCTACCAGAGCGCGGAGATCCCTTGGAATTGGTTACATCGGTCTAGCACATTATCTTGCTAAGCAAGGTAAGAACTACAGCGATTCTCAGGCATGGAAACTTGTTCATGATCTTACAGAGGCATTCCAATATTATCTCATCAAGTCAACCGTAGATCTTGCAGAAGAGAAGGGTGCCTGTGAGTATAGTAGCCGAACCAAATACGGAAATGGAATTCTTCCAATCGATACATATAAACATGATGTAGATGAAATCGTTCCGAATGAGCTTCACTATGATTGGGAGGGTCTTCGACTTCGGGTTAAAGAGCACGGAGTACGGAACTCAACATTGTCTGCTCAGATGCCATCAGAGAGCAGTTCCGTTGTGTCAAACGCAACAAATGGAATCGAGCCACCTAGAGGGTATTTGTCCATTAAGAAAAGCAAAAAAGGACCGCTCAAACAGATTGTTCCTCAATATGCATCTCTTAAAAACAATTACACTTTACTGTGGGATATGGAGTCCAATCGTGGTTATATTAATATTGTTGCTGTGATGCAAAAGTTCTTTGATCAGGCAATCAGTGGTAACTGGAGTTACAATCCAACTCAATTCCCAAACAATGAGGTTCCAGTTTCCGTTATGGCGCAAGATCTTTTAACTACATATAAGTACGGTTGGAAGACTTCTTATTATCAAAATACATACGATTTCAAAACTGACGAATTGGAAGAAACCAACAAGTCAGAACTTGATGAATTAATTTCACAACTACAAGAAGCAGAGGAGGAAGATTGTGAGTCTTGTAAGATTTAAGACAAACAGCGAGAGTAAAAAACCCATGGTAGATTCCATGACGGTGTTCAACTCAGAAACAGTTGATACCAAAAAACAACCGATGTTCTTCGGTAAACCATTAGGCATTCAGAGGTATGATTCTTACAAATATCCAGTCTTCGATAAACTTACAACACAACAACTAGGTTATTTCTGGAGACCTGAAGAGGTCTCCCTACAGAAAGATCGCAGTGATTATCAAACGTTACGTCCAGAACAAAAGCACATTTTTACCAGCAATCTTAAATACCAGATCATGCTGGATTCTGTACAGGGGCGCGGTCCTGGGATGGCTTTTATCCCTTATTGCTCACTCCCCGAACTAGAAGCATGTATGGAAGTCTGGGGATTCATGGAAATGATCCACAGTCGTTCTTATACTCATATCATCAAGAACGTCTATTCAGACCCTTCTGATGTGTTTGACCATATTCTCAATGATGATCGTATCGTTGAGCGTGCTATGAGCGTCACACAAGCATATAATGACTTTATCAATGCTGCTCACCAGTATGATAATTCTAATGACTGGAAGCACGCATTGGAAGATGTTCCCTACGCACTAGAATCAAGATATGAACTCAAGCGCAAACTCTTCAGAGCAGTTGCAAACGTTAACATCCTTGAAGGCATTCGCTTTTACGTCTCATTTGCTTGCAGTTTTGCTTTTGGTGAACTCAAACTTATGGAAGGAAGCGCAAAAATCATCTCACTAATCGCTCGCGATGAGAATCAACATCTTGCTATTACTCAGAATATTCTGAAGAAATGGGCAGATGGTGATGATCCTGATATGAAGAAAATCTTCAAAGAAGAAGAGCAATGGTTGATCAGCACATTTGAAAATTGTGTAAACCAAGAAAAACTCTGGGCAGAGTACCTGTTCAAAGATGGTTCTATGATTGGATTAAATGATAAACTGTTACAACAGTATGTCGAATGGATTGCTAATCGTAGAATGAAAGCAATTGGTCTAAAACCGATCTATGACATTCCAGCAAAGAATAATCCACTTCCTTGGACGGAACATTGGATTTCGTCGAAGGGTCTCCAAGTCGCTCCACAAGAAACTGAAGTCGAATCGTACATCGTTGGAGGAATCAAACAAGATGTCCAAAAAGATACATTCTCAGGATTCCAGCTTTGAAGAAATATGGAAAGAGTTGGATGAGAGAGAACCTCTCACTCCACCCCCATCAAAAACAGAATTAGATGATTACTATGCATCATATAGGGAAGCTGCCCTATGTGATGCTTTTTTGTTTGGTGAGTATGACGGTTTTGAGGCTTATAAATTATAAATATCTAAAAAGCTTATAAAAATGTCTTTATCACAAAAACAATACGGTGATCTCAGAGATGCGTATTTAAATGTATATGCACCAAAATTTGAAACAGTTCTTGATGAGTTTACCGATCAAGAGGTAGAAGAATTATCTGACGAAATTATTGAAGAAGTCGTAGAAGAAGTTTTTGAAGAATATCTTGAAGAAGGTTGGGATATTGATAGTATTGAAGATATTCTTTGTGAGTCTCTTGATAAGTCTTTAGATCTTCTAAATGAAGCAAGTGATAAGTATTATGACTCTGCAGTCAAGGCATCCAAAAAAGCATCTGGAGCACAAAGACGGAAAGAAGCAATCCAGAAAGTGAAGGGTGCCGTTAAAAAGGTAGGGTCTGCACTCAAATCTGGTGCTAAGGCAGTAGGTAAAGCAGCAGCAAGAGGTGCTGGGTATGCTGTTGGTGCTGCTAAGAGAGCAGGAGCGTCTGCTAAGAGTGAATACAAGAAAGGATACGACAGAGGTAGAGGAGGATCTGGTGGAGAATCTGGTTCTTCTAGTGGATCTTCTAAAGTAACATATGGTTCTGGTGGATCTTCATCTTCCGATTCTGAGTCTTCTGGAGGATCCTCAAAGGGAGGTGCATCTACAAAGAGAGGTAGCACTCGTAAGGCAGTAGGAGGCGCTGTAAGAAGCGTTGGAAGACTTCTGAAGAAAGGTTTGAAGAAAGCGATTGGAGGTACTGCTAGAGCGGTCTCTAGGGGTGCAGATAAGGTTGCTAAGAGAATGGGTGAAGAGATTGAAATGATCGAACTTGAGGTTGCTGATGATATGAGTGATATGAGAGAAGTTCTTGAGGCAAGTGGTAAGTTCTCCGAAACAGAAATTGAAAATATTCTAAAAGTTTCTGAAGATTGATAAGCACTTAACATAATTCTGTAGGGGACTTGACAAGTCCCCTTTTTTTGTCTAGACTAGGTTTGTTCCGGTTAAAGATAAATAATAGCTATTATATAAATACATATAGGGTGTTTTCTGGTTTAATGAAAACTTTTAGAGAATTTAAAGAATATTTACAAGAAAGAGAAAGAGGATTTAATCTTGATAGACCAGGATTAAGTTCTGGTGATGCTAGTGGAATTGTAAGACGTTCTAAAGTAATTCAGAGACGTGAAGATCCTTTATCTGCATCGTCGATAGCTGATAGAGCGCGTAGATTGAGAGACAGTGAACGTAGAGCAGCAACATTAGCACCTAAACCACAACCACAACCGAAACTAGAGAAACCAAAACCAACCGGTCCTGTAACTTCTGTCCAAGCTATTAGAAGTGGAAGTAAAGAGGGTAGTGGTCCTAAGTCTTCTGCTTCTACTTATAGAGATAAAGCAGATACAAAAGGAACATCTATTGGTCGTCACCTAACCCTTGCACAACATCGTGCTGCAGTTGCTAAAAGGAAGGCAGCTGAGGCAGCAGCAAAGGCAAAAGAAGTTAATTAATAAATAACTCTATTATTATTAGAGATTATATTTGATGCTAATTGATTATGATAATCCGTGGATTTATAAAAACAAACCTTTTAGCAGCGATGATATTGGAAACCACTATGGGTTTGTTTATTTGATTACCAATAAGTCGAACAAACGACAATACATTGGTAGAAAGTATTTTTGGTCTTTTAGAACACCACCAGGGAAAAAGAGAAAAGTAAAGCAAGAATCTGATTGGAAAAAGTATTATGGTTCTTGCCCAGAATTAAAAGAAGATTTAAAAAAATATGGTAAAGAGACTTTCAGTAGAGAGATACTAAGTCTTCACATTACCAAAGGTAGTTGTAATTTTGAAGAGACAAAACAACTATTCTTAAATGATGTCTTAACTGAGGCACTTGACGACGGGTTACCTGCGTACTATAATAGCAATATTCTAGGACGCTACATGCGAAAAGACTATGGTAACTTTGGAAGAGACGCTCACCAAAACTCATGACTGGGCAATCGATCGTATACATAGTCTCTGTGAACAAGACCTAGATGATGCCTTTGCTCTTCAAACTGAATTCTCTGAGTGGTTAGACCCAAATATTTCAGATCATGATATCTACTCACTAGAATACATAGGAGATCAAGATGTCTGACGGACCATCAAAAGAATTTAAAGAAAAAATCATGGTAAAGGTGAAACAACTAACATCTGAAGGAAAGCAAGAAGAAGCTTCTAAACTTTATCTTGCCTATTTCGCTGATGAACTAGAGAACAGTAAATCCGATTTAAAAATTATTTACGACATTAATTAACTTTTGCTTGACTTATTATGATTAATAAAATTATTTCTTTCGCACTGATTTCATCTATTCCTGGAGCATGTGCTCATTCAAGCATTCGTGAAATTACTCCTCCACCTTTGGTTGAACTTCCTGTAGAGGAATATGATCCTGCTTGGAAATGTCCTGAATGTACCCCCGAAGAAAAGTATGTCCTTGAACAACTCCAAGAAAGAACTAACATCACGGATCGTAATGCCCTTGCAACAATCTTGGGAAACATTAAACAGGAAAGCATGTTCCATTCCAACATCTGCGAGGGAGGTGCTAGAGTTCCTTACGATAGTTGCCATAGCGGTGGTTACGGACTCATTCAGTGGACCACTGAGAGCCGTTATCTGGGGTTAGGATCTTTTTGTAAAAAATTTAATTGTGATCCTAGTAGCATCGAAGGACAAACTCGATACATGATTAATGAAGATCAGTTTCAATCAGTCCTTCCTGAATTCGAAGGACGTGGACAAAGTATCAGACAATACATGGTCCCCGCCTACTATTGGTTAGGATGGGGAATCAAGGGTAATAGGGAATATTACTCATATAACTATAGTAAGAAGTTGGTACTTGAAGCATGATTATCAGAGCAATCAAAGAAACATTGGGTCAAGTGTTCCATTCCCCTGAAGCAATGGGTAGTTGGAGTGTTGAATGTGCAGTTGATGAAGAAAAAGTAGATTGTAAAGATTTTCAGGAACAATATGATGAAGATCAACCATCTAAAGATGATACTTTGAATCACTACACTGGTGTTCCTGCACCTGCATATCTACAAGATGATCCTTGGTTTGGTCCTGCTCCTGAACTTACTGAAAAGCAGAAAGATTATATGGAGCAGGAGACTGAGATGAAAATGTTAGAAGAACAACATCGTTCTGAAGTGACTTGCGAATCTCATGATATTCATGCTAAAATTTATGAGATTGCAACCAAAAACTGGACTACTGTATCTGAAACTCAAGGAGGATCTGAAAACTTTCATGAAGGTCCTGGTGGTTGGAATTCTGGCACTGGAATGGGACAATTTAAATGAATGTAGATTGGCGTTATGGTGATGAAAAGATGCAACTTCGTGCATCTGCTTTTTATTGCTTGAGTCATCATCTTGAAGAGCACTGCAGAAGCGTATATGAGTTTTGTAGTGATTGGGTGAGTCAAGGCAATAAAAATGTTGATAACATTGAACAACATTTCCAAAATTATCTTTCTGAAATTAATGAAAAAAACATTGATCACTTGGAGCAGTGCTTTGATGATGGCACTGACTTCAACGTTTAGTCCAGTAGAATCTAAGCCAACTAAAGGATTCTATACAATGGATGCTATGGGATGTATGCTACTTCGCGAATGCACCGATGGAGTCCACAAAGTCGAAAGTATTGATACTATTGCTGACGAGCATCCCAATAGTGATTATGATATTATTGCTAACGAGTTCCACAGAATGCTCGTTGCCTTGGATCAAGTCGGAGTTGGGGTGTTTCTAGCAGACGAAAAGTATTTTCCTGTTGGTCATCGTGGAGTTTATCATACTGTAAGTAATAACTTCTTTTTGAATAAAACTCATATGCGTCGTCCTAGCGTATTGATGTCGGTGATGCGTCACGAAGGATGGCATGCTGCTCAAGATTGTATGGCTGGAACTATCAAAAATAGTTTGATTGCTATCATCAAGAATGAAGAAGATGTTCCTATGATGTGGCAGAAGATTGCAACTAAAACATACAAGAATATGCCTCATGCTATTCCCTGGGAAAAAGAAGCATTCTGGGCAGGACATACTGAGAACATGACGATGGAAGCACTTGAATCATGTGCTCGCGGAACTATGTGGGCAGATTATGAACCAACTCCCAAAACACGCGAATGGTTGGAGGAAAACGGATACCTTACTAAATAACTGAGCCTTACTTTCTCTACATGTCTGATACAAAACCAGCAGTAGAGAAGCAAGACCACGATCATGAAGATAAGAGTGAAGTTCTTGGTAATCTGGTGAAAGTAGTTGTACTTATTTGGTCTGCCTCTCTTCTCACATTCAGTTACGTAAGACTTCCTAACGGTCAAAAGATTTTGGATTTCGATCCAACTTTTATTGCATCGGTCTTCTCCGGATCTCTTGCTGCATTCGGTCTATCTCCTGCTAAGGCAGGCGGTGGAGGTTCGAAAGCACAAGCAAAAAAACAAGAAGAACCTCCAGTTCAATCTGCAATAGAACCTAAGAAGTAATTTAATTGTATCGAGAACCACACCTTCAAAAGAAATCAGACGAATGTGCTGAACTTTGGAGGGAGTGGTTTTCTTTATTTGAGTCAAGGGATCATAATGATCCAGAAAGAAAAGAATTGCGAAAAAAATGGTGTAAATGTTGCACCGAATTTGGTGAAATGGTAAGTCAGGAAGTCAAGACAAATCCTCGCTACATGGGTCGCAAGTTACCATAGATAGTGTAGACGCATAAAAGGAAATGAAGTTCTTTTTCGCATTGTTGGCTACACTTTTTCTTGCTGCTCCTGCCTGGGCTGTAGACGTAATGATGGGCGCAGATGGTAACTTGGTTTTTGATCCAGCAGAAGTTACAATTGCTGCAGGAGAATCAGTCCATTTTGTAAACAACATGCTTCCTCCACATAATGTGATTGTGGAAGATCATCCCGAACTTGATCATGAGGCACTCGCATTGATGCCTGGTGAAGAGTTTGATGTTACCTTTACTGATGCTGGTGACTACACTTATTGGTGTGCTCCCCATAAAGGTGCAGGAATGATTGGTACTGTGCATGTAGAGTGATAAGTGGAATTATTACTTAGACCCTTAGATGATATTAACGATCCTGTATGGAGTGTGATTATTTTACTGGTCATACTCCTTATGGGAGTTTTTTATTATGTGAGATATATACTAATGATATCATTTAAGGAGATGATAGAAAATGGGAGCGATGGTACCACCAAGTCGGAAGAGTTGTTACAACTTCCGAGTGATCGAGATCAACCGAGTAGTGGACGGGGACACGATTGATGTTACTATCGATCTAGGATTTGATCTTTATAAGAAAGAGAGAGTTCGTGTTGCTGGTGTAGATACTCCAGAAAAACGTACTAAAGATCTTGACGAAAAAGAGTTGGGTATTGACGCAACTAATTGGATGAAGGAAAAATTAGAGGGAGCTATTGCTGGTGATGATGATCTTGTTATCCGTACTGAGCTTGTCGGCGGCATGGGTAAGTATGGTCGTCTACTTGGGTGGTTGTACATTGGAGACGCCGAACTCTCACTCAATGAAAAAATGATCGAAGAAGGTTACGCTTGGGCATACGATGGCGGAACAAAACAAAAAAACTTTGAAGAACTTAGAGAGATTCGTAGAGCACATGGGACACTCGTTTGAACTGACTATGGAGGATTATACGATAATCCTTAATGCTCTACACTATTATAAGAAGATAGAGAAACGTGATAATTTCTCTTCTTACGATGAAGAGAGAATAAATAAACTTCGCGATAAAATGGCGTATCAACTCATTCCAAGTTTTAATAGTAAAAGAGGAGAGTAAAATGCAAAAATTAATTAACGTTTTAGCAGTATTATCATTTGTAGGAACCGCTGGTATTATTGGTGGTGGTGCATATCTCTATCTACAAAAGGATGCACTCATTGATGGAGTTAAAAAACAAGTTACTGATGCCGCTGTTGATGGCGTTGCTGGTGCTTTACCTGAACTTTTAGATTCTGCTATGCCCGAAATGCCTAAAACGACTGGTGGTGCTGTTCCCTTTGGTGAGTCAGCACCTAGTGGTGGGATGAGACTTCCCTGATGGAAATCCCCAATATGGGGATTCGTAATATATCAATCCCTAAACAAGGAATACCAGAAGTTGGGGTATGGCAAATTGCTCCACCTGTAGTTAATTTTATCGATGTTCCAGTAACTGTTGATATTGGTAGTCCTATTGTAAATATGCCTGGTTGTGTTAGATCGCATCCTGATGGTGGACCACAACTAGCAAATGATGACCCAAAGGGAACAAAAACGTTTTGTTCTAATGAATATCCATCATATGATGCGATGGATTATTCTCCTGAAGATTTAGTTTTTACTACAGAAGAAGATGTTCCTGTAGTTAAATCACCAGAAGTTCCAGAAACTAAAGTACCAGAAGTTCCAAAAACAAAAGAACCTATAGCAGAATGTCCTACAAGGGCACAACAACTAAAAGATCCTATTGGAAAAATATTAGAAGGTAACAGAAAAATAGTTGCTTATGAAACTGTAGGAAAGGAATGTTTACCTGTATTTGAGGAGTTATCTATTCCAG